TATCTCCTATAACTTTGAGTTTATCAGGTGCAGATCAAACATTTATTTCAACTTGTTTAAATGAAAATGTTATTAATGATGAAGTAAAAATATTTAGAGGTTTTTTGCAAGATACGAATGTTCTTATTGATGATCCTTTTTTATTATATAATGGACAAATAGATAATTTTGGAATTTCAGAATCAGATACAGATTCATTAGTAAATTTAGCAATAGTTTCGCATTGGGCTGATTTTGAAAAACGATCTGGTCGTAAAACAAATAATACATCACAACAAAGATTCTTTTCGACAGATGTAGGAATGGATTTTAGTTCACAAACAGTACAAGATATTAAATGGGGTAGAGCATGATTTTTAAAAAAATATTTAAAGCTGCTGTTAAAATATTTAAACCTGTTGTAAAAATATTTCAAAAAGCTATTTCTTGGTTAATACCTACACCAGACATTCCAGATTTCGGTCAATCTGAATTTGATGATTTTGAAAAAGGTATTCTCGTTAATAAACAATCAAATGATGCATCTATTCCTGTAGTGTATGGAGAAAGGCTTGTTGGGGGCACTCGTGTGTTTTTAGAAACATCAGGTACAGACAACGAGTTCTTATATATGGCTTTAGTAATGTGTGAAGGAGAAATAAACTCAATAGAAGAAATTAGAGTAGATGATAAAGTTGTTACATTTTCAGGTGCATTAACAGATAATACTCAAAGAACAGTAGCTAGTTCAGATTCGAATTTTTATAAAGATGGAGTGAGTTATATTACGATTGAGCCACATTTAGGATCTGACGGACAATCTGCATCAAGTTTATTGTCAACATTATCAAGTTGGGGTAGTAACCATAAATTATCTGGAATTGCATATCTAGCTCTTAAGTTTAAATGGAATCAAGATATATTCGGATCTATTCCAAAAGTTCAAGCTAGAATCAAAGGAAAAAAAATAGTTACATTAGCATCTAATCTTTCAGAACAAACTGCATCTTATTCAACTAATCCAGCATTTTGTATTTTAGATTATTTAAGAAACGAAAGATATGGAAAAGGTATTGCAACAGCTGATATAAATTTACAAAGTATTTATGATGCATCACAAGTTTGTGTCACACAAGTAACTCCATTTTCTGGAGGATCTGACATAAATCTTTTTGATACAAATGCAGTTTTAGATACATCAAAAAAAGTTATTGAAAATATAAGAGAACTAATAAAAGGTTGTAGAGGATTTTTACCTTATTCATCTGGAAAATATAAATTAGTTATTGAAACAACAGGATCTGCTTCTATTACATTGACAGAAGATGATATTATAGGTGGATATAATTTATCAAGTCCTAGTAAGAATGAAAGATATAATAGAGTTATTGTTACATTCGTTAATCCAGATAGAAATTTTCAAGCAGACGAGGTACAGTTTCCTCCTGTTGACGATTCAGGTTTATCATCATCGGATCAGCACAATACTATGAAGACTGCTGATGGGGGTTTTTTGCTAGAGGGTAGGTTTGATTTTAAGACACTAACAAGTCCATACCAGGCGGAAGAAATGGCTGAAATTATTTTGCGTAGAAGTAGAGAATCACTTCAACTTTCTATTAATGTAGGATTCAATGCATATGATTTAGCTATTGGCGATTTAGTTAACATTACACATGCTTCATTAGGATTCTCTGCAAAAACTTTCCGTGTGATGTCTTTAACTTTTAATGAAGATTTTACTGTAAGTTTAGATTTAGTTGAATATCAAGGTACTCACTATACATTTGCACCAAAGGCAGAACAAACCACAGTGCCATCTACAAATTTACCTAATCCATTTGTCATACAGCCACCAGCTTCAGTCACACTTACAGATGAAATGATAGAATATGCAGATGGAATTACAATAACAAGATTAAATATAACAATCGGTGCTAGTCCAGATTCTTTTGTTTCAAATTATCAAGTTGAAGCCAAATTAAGTACTGAATCTGATTTTAAAATTATTTCTGTTGGTACACAATTAAAACATGAATTTTTAAATGTTATAGATGGTGCTACTTATAATGTGAGGGTAAAAGCAATAAATAGTTTTGGTGTAAATTCAACATTTACTTCAGCTAGTCATGTAGTTGTTGGTGCAACTGATACTCCATCAGATGTAACAGATTTGTCAGTAAGTCTAGTAGGATCGAATCAAATGGAATTGTCTTGGACACCTGTTGAGGATTTAGACATAAGCTGGTACGAAATTAGATTTCAAAATGTTATAAGTGGAGCAACTTGGAATGAAAGTACACCTTTGGCAAAAGTTGTAAGAAGAAAATCCAATGCTTTAGTTGTAAATGCAGTAACAGGAAGTTTCTGCATAAAAGCTGTAGATAAATTAGGTAATAGTTCTGCTAATGCATCTATTGTATCAACAAATATATCAGGACTACAAAATTTTACAAATGTTTTAACAGTGAGTGAATAATGGCAAATTTTTTAGGAACAAGAGATAATAATGTTGCAATATCAGAAGATAATGCTGGCAGAAAAGTTTTAATATTAGATACAATAACGCAAGTTGATAGTTTAGTCGGAAATGTAGATTCAGCAGAAGGTGTTTTTGATTTAGGAGGCACAGACTCAACATCTAATCCAACAAATTTTACAGCAAATATACAATCATCAGGGTTTTATGATTTTGCAAATACATTATCGTTAGATGCTGTATATGACACTAATTTAGGTGCAGTTGCTAGTATGAGTTCAGAAGATGAGTACGATTTATTTGATTCAGGTAGAGGTGCATCATTATTTGAAGATGCAAAAGCACCATTTGATGGATCACCAGAAATACAATGTGGTGCAGAAGTTCAAGTTGGCTTTGATGATTTTAGTTTATCAAATATAACTACATTTCAAAAAATTGCACAACAAAGCACAATCAAAGGAAGATTTTTTAAATTTAGATGCAAAATAACTAGTGACGATAATAAGGTTCGAGCAAAAGTTCACGAATTACAATTTAAAGTTAATATGGAAAAAAGAACAGAGTCAGGAGAAGATGTAGTTTCAAGCGCATCGGGGACTACTATTACATTCATAAATGCTTTTTATGCAACTCCATCAATAGGTATATCTGCACAAGGTTTAGTTTCAGGAGACTATTATCAAATCACAAGTAAGTCTAAAACAGGCTTTACAATTCAATTTTATAATAGTAGTAATACAGGAATAAGTAGAACATTCGATTATCAAGTTGTAGGACATGGCTTGAAATCTTAGTAAAAATAAACTAAAAGGATAATATGAGTCAAGTATCAGATGTAGTTTTAGCCAACCAAGGGTTTGCAAGTTTTCGTACGGAGTTAAATAATATATTAGGTGCATTAAATACTATGCACGTTGGAAGTTCAGCACCAGGTTCAGTTGCGGCTGGTACTATTTGGGTTGATAATGGAACAACAAATGTATTGAAAGTAAAAATAAATGATGGCTCAGATAATATAGAATTATTTAGTATTAACACATCAACAAATGCTATAAGTAGTACAATGTCGGTCACAGGAACAATAGCAGAAACAGACCCACAGGCGGCGGCTTTAGCGATTGCGTTAGGATAAAATTATGGCAAATACATTCAAAGTAAAAACAAATGCGGCTATGCCCTCATCATCAGGCACACCATTAACATTATACACTTGCCCATCATCTACTCAAACTATTGTAATTGGACTAACACTTTGTAATGTTCACACAACATCAGTTACAGCAGATGTTCAATTAGTATCAGACACTTCAGATACAGAAACAAACGAAACAGTAAAATTAATTGATGGTGTTACCATACCAGCTGGAAGTTCATTAGAAGTTTTATCAGGTGGTAAATATGTTTTACAAGCAACAGATATTTTAAAAATAGATTGTTCAGTAGCGGCAAAATTAGACGCAACATTATCAATATTAGAAATAACATAGGAGTAACACATGGGCTATATTGGCAAAATTCCAACTCCAGTACCTTTAACAAGTTCTGATATTACAGATGGTATTATATCTATCGCAGATTTAGCAACAACAGGAACTGCATCAAGTTCAACTTTTCTTCGAGGTGATGGTGCTTTTGCGGAAGCTGGTGGTGGAAAATTATTACAAATGATAACTGCACAAGATAACACTATTAAAAGCAGAAGTGGTGCTGGAACAATAGATTTAGTAAGTTTAACAATTACACCAGCGGCAACATCTAGTAAAATTTATTTGATGATGCAAACATCTTGGGGTTATTCTTCAAGTGCTAATTCACCCTCTGCTGGTATATTTCCTGTAAGAGCAATAAGTGGTGGTGCAACAACCGAGTTAGCACAAGAGCCAGTTCCTAGTGGACAAAATAATGTAGGTGTTTTATCTGCAACAGAAAATAAAACAGAGGGAGTAGAACATATTCAATCTTTAAGTGGTCATTTTGTTGACTCACCTAGTACCACATCTGCTATAACTTATACTATGAGATACCATGTACAAGATGCTGGAAGTAATACATATTATGTAGGAACTTCAGGTCAAGAAATAAATGCAGTATATAATGATAGAATACCACATATAATAACTGCTATGGAGATAGGTGCTTAATTATGACAGATATAGCTAGAGCAATTTTATCTATAAATCCTGATGCAAAATTTTCAATGCAAGATTTATCCGATTATAATTCTATTGTTTGGGAAGATGGAACAAAATCTATCCCAAAAAAAGAAATTGAAAAAAAAATAAGCGAACTAAAATTAAAATATGATTCAGAAGAATACAAAAGGCTTAGACAAAAAAAATATCCATTAATAGTAGATCAACTAGACGACATCTATCATAATGGAGTAGATGGTTGGAAAGAAACAATAAAAGCAGTTAAGGACAAATATCCAAAGGAATAATTTATGTCATATATAGGTAAAGAACCAACAGTAGGAAACTTTCAAGTTTGTGATGCAATAAGTGTAGTCAATGGACAAGCGGCTTACACAATGCAAGTATCATCAACTAATGTAGTTCCTGAAAGTGTAAATCACATGCTGGTATCTTTGAATGGTATCTTACAGAAACCTGGTTCATCATTTACAATATCAGGTTCAACAATTACTTTTGCATCTAATCTAGCAACAGGCGATGTTATAGATTTCATAATGTTACTTGGTAATGTTCTTGATATTGGATTCTTCC